CATGTCAAGCTGCTCGATCGGATCGGTCTCGGATCCGGTGGCCTCACGCACCAGCACTTCACGCACCACTGGGAAGAGGCCGGGACTGGTCAGATCGTTGCTGGGACGTTCTTCGCGGTAACGCGCCGAGACCTGGATCGGGTCGCGGTCTTCGGGATCGAAGTATTGAAGCTGGAAGCTGCCTTCTGCAATGTTGCCTGCGGTGAACAGACCAGCGATTGACACAGCAGTGAACGAGATTGCGGGCCTGAGGAAGTACTTGCCGTCGATCTCGCCGGACTGCAACAGGTGCGTGGCGGCCAAGTCGGCTGCCCATTGCCGGATGTTGATTGGTTCTGCGACGGCAGCATCGTAGAAATACTTGCGATCCAGGCACCACTGCGCGGCAGTTGCGAACTCAGTGGTGTCGATCATGTAGGACTTGATGAACGAACCAGCGCCGTAGCGGGTGTTTGTCATCAGGTCGTACAGAACATCCGGGAACAGATGGGTTGCGCCGGAGCCACCAAGCATTTTTGTGCATTCCTTGCCGCCGGTTACATAGCTGGAGAACTGCGCGAACTGCTGCCATTCCGCTGATGAACGGATGTTGATGCCGACTAAGGCAAGGTCGTCATACAGTGGCGCTACCGAGTTTGGAACGATCTCGTTGACGTAAACGATTTCGTGCTCGGGGCCAGACTCGGCGGAGCTATTGATCTCGGAGTAAACAAATGTCTCAGCGAGTTTGCCGTAATCGTCGATGTAGGTATTGGTGTCAACTAACGGCAGACCGCGCAGTGTGCGGCCTTCGTAGCTGTAATCATCGTCAAGTTCAGCAACGGCTTTGCCGTAGTTGATGCCAAAGTTGGTTTCGTTCAACGCAACTGATTCGCCATTGAATACAGCTGTCGTTCCATTCTCGCTGACGGTGGTGCGGCCTTTCTTGGGGTCGAGCACATACAGCGTGGCGCCGGAACCGTAGTGGCTGTTGCGGATTTCAAAGCCAGACAGCGGTTCAAACATAAACTCCCGCTGCTTGATGCTGCTGAACTCCAAACGGATGTAGTTGAAAACAGACTGCTGCGTTTCGCTGCGGACACCGTAAGCGTGGGTCAGCGTTGTCCAACTGCTGCTGGTAATGTCGCGGTATTTGATCTTGAAGAATGAGTAGCGCTGAACTGGCGAGGTGATAACACCGCTTTGGTACAACGAACTCTTGATTTCGTCGATGTCGGCGTTCGCAAACTCTTCGCAGTAATTTGTGTCAGCAAACTCGTAGGTCTTAGCGTCGCGAAAGTTGCACAGGTTGTTGATTCTGATGCCGAGCGTGGATTTCAAGCCAAGCTCTACAGCCTGACAGCCGCGTGTGGTAGCAACCTGGCCTCGGGCATAACGCAGCAGATGCCCACCAGTTGTAGCTTTTTCACGTGAACCGGCATCGCCACCAGCGTCAATCAAATGCGCTTCGGTGTAACCCTTAACAAGTCCAGCCTCAACGACACTGAATGTTGCGCTAACTGTGACCGCACCAACGCTGCTGCCATTAAGATCGGCTTCGGAAACAAACTGGTCTTCGGTGCGTGTTGTGCAAACCGCAAGTGCAGTACCGATTTTGTAAACCTCACCAACGACAATCTTGTCGTCCCAGCCTTTTTGCAAAGACGCCACGGATGATGCAACGTCGCGTGCTTCAACCTGATCGGCACCAGTGCCGAATGTAGTGGCCCAGTCACTGTTGTAAAACAGTTTGTAAGTCAGCGAATCCCCAACAGCGACAGACTGCTCAGTGTTATCTCCGATAATGCCGCTGAAAGTTGAAAAGTCAGCGCGGAATTTGTTGCGACGATTGATCTGCTGAGCATCGTTTGGACAATCAACCTGCAGGCGGCCATCGGTGGTATTTGCTTGGTACTGACTGCGAACACCTGGCCGGATGACAGGGTTGACCTTGTACATCAGGTCATTGCCAATCGGTGCATAGACGCCGAACGTGGTCTGCGTGCTCGGGCGATTGGATGAGCAGAAGTCTTGCTGCTCACCTCCATTCCAGTACACCTGAAATACATCGGAGCTGCTGGAGCTGCCGTCATCGTTAGCTTCAGTGCGACCAAGAACGCGATCCGTCCCAGCAATGCGGCCTCCATCGGGGCTGAAGTACACCGTGACACGAGCGCCTTGTTCGGTTGCGGAGCTGTTGTCGAAGACGTAGCCCTGCAGCGTATTGGAGCCGATCGCAAATCCAGCAGTATCGAGACTGCTTACAGTGCCTTCACCAAGAAGGAACACACCACGCAGCATCTGGCCGCCGCCAAGACTCAAGATTTGGTTCCACAGCATCGGCATGTTGATCCTGATGCCGCCGTAGTAGCTGCCGCTGATCGATTCACGTTTGGCGTAAACGATCGGGATGATACTGCCGAGTGTGGCAATATCCTGCTGACTGTCGAATCCGTACCGTGGCGCAAACCTGCTGTTGCGGATGATCGGATCGGTAATGTCCTGCGTCTGACGTGGCTGCCCTGGTGCTTGGCCGGGTCGCGGAACTGTTGGCTTGAGTAGCGCCGAAACCGCCAACGCACCAAGGCCGATCACAAGGTTGGCGATGGCGATTACGGTGGCAGTCTCTAGTCCAGCTACTACCGCAGGTTGCGGGCCTTCGGCTGCGCGTTTTCGTACCTCAATTTGAAAATGACGGTACTGCTCTTCCGTCAGGCCAAGAATGTCGGCAAGGTAGCGATCAGAAGGCAGCATCATTTGAACTTCCTGAATTTCAGCGGTTTACAACGGTCCAGTGGCATCCATTGAACGCCACGGCGGTGGTGGACGTGGAGCAAGCCGTTATCAACAACAATGCCAACGCCGATTGTTCGCGCAGTGGAGAACAAAGTAACCGCGTACTCCTCTGGGGCGTCTAACGGTATTGTACTTTGCTCGTAAAGTCGCACTAACTCTTGATGCGCTCCTTTCTCAGCTAAATCAAGCCAGCTTGAATCAAATGCAGGGTGTGAGATACCCGCATCATCAAGAACGTTCCAGGTCATGATTAAGCAGTCGGCGCCGATGCCGTTGCGTGGATCAGCGCGGAACTTATGCGGCAGGCCGATCCATTGGCGCCACATCAGCCCACAACCAATGCGCCGGATGTGGGTAATGCACCAACCAATGCGGTGCTAAGCGTGCGACGCGGCACTTGCGCTTTGACGGCATCGAGCGGTGATGTCAGCTTCAGAACCACGCGGGTGGTGTCCATGTCGTAGGAAGCAACGCGCCAGATTTCAGATGCAGTCAGTGCTTCATCGGTAAAGGTCAACGGATCAAGGCTGACGGTTTTGATCTCCAGCATGTAGCGGTTCTGCACCGCTTCGGCGAATAGGTTGACGGACAGTGCATCCGTACCAGCCACGAGTGATGCGCTGGAGCGGTCACCGCCGCGAGCACCTCCGCCGGATGATACGGCGAATGGCGCGAAGCTGTAGGTGATGCCTTCGTAGACACGCTGCTCGTTGATGCTGAAGTTCTGGTACGGCGTGCCGGTGTACGCATCAGCCTGCGTCTTGAAGCGAACGTAATTGACGAATGCGTAGGCGCTCATCAGATACCCACCTTGCTGCGCGTTCTAGGGCTATTCTGCAACGCCTGCAATGTCAACGCACGACCGCGCTCGGCAGACTGCGCTCCGATGCGCTCTGCTTGCTCACGGGTGACGTACTCGACGCCATTAATCATGGTCGATTCATACTTCACGTTGATCGGACCAGCGGATTGCATTGCCTGGGCGGTGTGTTGCGCTTGGGCGATCGATTCAGCATTGCGGGTGAATGGAAGCCGAGCCATGCTCGCTTGTTGCATCGCTTCGTTGGAGGTGATGCTGCCCTGCTGGAATGGGACGAACAACTCAGGACCGCGTTCGCCGACGATGTAAGGCTGGTTTGCGTTGACGGGGCCGCCGTTTGCCATGCCGGGAATCCCAGAAGCGCCAGCCAAGAACCCGGAGACTCCAGACCCTGCATCAGAGCCTAGATTGCCAAAGCCCGTGAGGTTGAAATCGCTTGCTTGGGTGCCGACAGCTGGGGATTGCCCCAAGCCAAATGCACGGGCGATTCCGATTGCGATGTACGTCGCAATCATTTGTTGAGCCGTATTTATGAGAATTTCAGCCAAATTCTTAAGGAAGTCGGCAAATACCTCCTCAGCACTTCTGGTTCCGGTCACCATGTCCATGAAACCCGTAGTGACAAGCTTGCTGGTAAGTTGAGCGACTTGACCGATTTCTTGGTACTTCTCTAGGACACGCGCCAGGGCAACTTCTTGCTTGACGATCGCATTAAGCTCTGCGCCAGCTTCAAAGGAAGGTCCAGCTATGCCTTTAAGGATTCC